GAAAGAAAAAACGAGATAGCGGAGGCGGTGAGTTAACACTGGAGTATATCGAACGATTTTGCTTTGGAGTCTTAAGATTTCCACCTCCGCAATTTTATGAAATGACATTAAGAGAGGTTATTATAGCCATGCAAGGTTATAATAATCAATTTGAAATAGAGCAGCAATTTGAGTGGGAAAGAACCAGATGGCAAACAACACTTTTATTAAATGTTCATACGGCAAAAGGCAAATCAATTAAGCCAAAAGATTTGATTGAATTTCCTTGGGAGAATGATAATGCTAAACCAATAAAACGAAGTTTAACAGAAATTGATAAATCAATTTTTGAAAAATGGGATAAAGAGTAATAATGGCAAATGCAGCACAGTTAAATCTTAAACTTGGAATAGATGTTTCCAACCTTTCCAGAGAACTGGGCAAGGTGGAAAGTCGCATGGCTAAGTTTGGCTCACAAATGCAATCTATAGGCAGCACCATGACGCAGTCTATTACACTGCCATTGATTGGTGTTGGCGCAGCTTCATTAAAGGCATTTGCTGACATGGAGAAGCTGGAAAATGGATTAATTGCCATAATGGGTAGTAGCGAAGGAGCAAAAGAGGAGTTAGATAAATTAAGGAAAGTTGCCGAGAATCCTGGTCTTGCTTTACCTGAAGTTGTTAAGGCTTCGGCTTCTTTGCAAAGTGTAGGAATGAGTGCCGATGCTGCTCGCGAAACTATAACGCAATTTGGAAATGCAGTTGCGAGGTCAGGAGGAGGAGCAGAACAGTTTAGCGGTGTAACATTGGCTTTAAGTCAGATAAGTGCAGTTGGTAAAGTGACTCAGGAAGACCTTAATCAGATTAAAGAAAGACTGCCAGAGTTTGCGCGTGTAATGAAAGAGGAATTTGGCACAGTTACTGCAGAAGGTATAAGGGCAATAGGTGTAAGTAGCGAGGAATTTATTACGCGATCCGTATCTGCCTTAAGTAAGTTGGAAAGGGCGCAAGGAGGGTTAGGGAATACGTTTGATAATTTAAAGGATAATGTAACGGCATCTCTTGCGGAATTTGGCAAGGCTATAAATGAATCATTAAATTTACAAGCCGTTGCAGAAAGTTTAAGCAAATATATACAAGCATTAGTAGATGGATTTAAGGCGCTTAATCCAGAGACGCAAGGCTTCATAGTTAAGGCTGCTTTAGTGGCTGCATCTATAGGACCTATTATTTTTATTGTAGGAAAATTAATAAGCACATACGGTGCTTTAGTTGGTGCTACTAAGTTTGTGGTGCAAGGAATAGGTAATATAAGTAAAGCATTTACCTATTTAGCAGCTAACCCAATGATTTTAGTAGTCACCGCATCAATTGCTGCGCTTGGTGCGATTGCCTTATATGTATATGATAATTGGCAAGCATTTACTGATAGGTTTAAAAATATATGGATAAATATTAAAAATAGCGTGATGTCAGGTGTGGCATCAGTTTTAAAAAGTATAGATAATTTACAAAAATCTCTTGGATTAAAATTATTTAATCTTGATGGATTAACTGAATATCAAAAAGAGCAAAGAATTGTTGCTACTGAATTTAAAAGTATTGGAGAAACGGTTGATAGTTTAAAAGGTAAACTTGCTTCATTGTTTACTACTGGTGCAAAAGCAAGTGGAGGAGGAGGTAGTATTATTTCTACTGGCACAACAAATGCAGGTTCTACTGGTGGAGGTGGCGGTGGTGGTGCAGTAGGCTCAAGAGGTTCAATGGATGCAACAAATTTATTGCCTACCTTAAATTTATTGCCTGATCAATTAAAAAGTGCAACTGCTGAAACAGAGAGATTAACACAAAATACAAACGCATTTAAAGATGCTCAAATAGCAGCTGGTAATGCAGTGCAAGTTACAGATGAAAAAATAAATTTATTAAAAGATTCTTTTGCAAGATTAAATGAAGGTTTAAAAACAATAGTTGATAGCACATTAAACGATTTAGCCATTGGCTTTGGCGAGCAGTTAGGCAATGCTTTATCTGGTGCAGGATTTAGTATTAAAGCTTTAATTACTCCAATGGCTGATGCTTTAGCACAGTTTGGAAAGTTAGCTATACAAACAGGTATAACTGCTGCTGGTATTAAATTAGCATTAAAGCCTCCAATTAATCCTGCGGTTGCTATTGCAGGTGGTATTGCCCTTGTAGCTTTGTCAAGTTTAGTTAAAAGTAAAATGCCTGCACTTGCAGAAGGCGGATTGGCAACTGGTCCAACAATGGCATTAGTAGGAGATAATCGAAACGCAAGGGTTGACCCTGAAGTGATTGCACCTCTATCTAAGCTAAAATCAATGCTTGGTGACATGGGAAGCAGTGGTGGAGTATTAGAGACAAGGATAAGTGGAAATGATTTAATTATATTATTGAATAGGTCGCAAAAGACTTTAAATAGAGTTCAGTAATGGCTATAAGGTATCAAACGACTGTTTACAACGAGAAGAAAAGGAAGATAACTATATCTATTAAAGATAAAGATTATTCTGGTGCAGTCGGTTCTTTTGATACTACAAATATTGCATTGCAATATGATTCCCAAAGCAAACAAGGAGAAGAAAGATTTACACCTATTATTGGCTCAAAATTTACATTACAATTATTAATAAATAGTCAGGCATTACAAACATTAATGACTGATATAGGTTTGGCAGTTGAAGGTAGATTTACAATACAAGTAAGCGCATACAAAGCAGATAACACAACGATTGCTTATAATTGGTATGGTTATATAGTTACAGATTTAATTGAGTTTGAAGATGTACCTGTTGAACTTGGTTTTATTGCAAGCATCCAGGCGATTGATGGCATTGGATGGCTAAAAACTTTATTATACAAAAGTGAAGTAGGTCCATATCTTGGTCAAGATACAGTGGTGCAGCATATTTTAAACTGTCTTAATCAATTGGATTTTGTACAAAGTGAATTAGTAGCAAATGATTTGCCAGTGTTACATACAATATTTAATTGGCATGAGGATAGTATAACATATTCTACAAACAATGATTTTGCTTTAAAAACTGCTATACAACACAGAGCATTTTATCATACGGATACAAAAGGTAATTATATTTATAAAAGTTGCTATGATGTGCTTAATATTATTTGTCAGGCATTAGGTGCAAGATTAATATTTAGCGGATCACAATATTGGTTTATACAAGTTAATGAATATTATAATTCTCCGAAAACACACAGATACTTTAAGTATAAAGCATTAGGTAATCAAGTTAGTGGCACATTTACAGATGATTTTACATTATTAAATTTACAAAACGATTTAAGTACAAGTAAATTATTAAGACTATCTGGTGGTAGATGGTCTTATTATTCAGCTTTAAAAAATACTATATTAAGATATAATCATAATGCCAAGCGTAATTTAATGGCTGGGGTTGTGTATAATTATCAAACAAATAATGATGGAACAACGGTTCAAACAGGAACTTTAGACGCAACAAGTCCAGAGGCAAAGTTATCATACACTGGTATTTTATATCAGCGTTCACTTAGCACTGCGGGCCCTGGCTTTGTTCCTCATATGTTTGTCTATGCCGTTAAAGTTGCATCTATTATTGATGCTATTCCTTTACAAACATTTAGTCCAAGTGATTGGACATTTGGTAGCGGTTGGACAGAATTAAGCGGCAAATTATTTGCCTCTGCGGCAAGTGGTACTGCTCAATATGATACGGAAAGTATAATTAGCGGTAAATATTATTACGTTAAAATAAAAGTAGAATTAACAAGTGGAGAATTAAGATTACGATTAGGTGGAGTTACTAAAATTATTACATCGTCTGGTGATTATGATTATAAAATATATACTACCTCTACTCAAAAATTTATATTAGATTCTATATCTACACCAAAAGTCACTGCAACAATTACAAGTTTGCAAGTAAAAAAAGAAAGCAAATATTTAAAGAGAAATATAAATTTTACAAATGGATTTAATTTTCAATTTACGGCTGCAACGTGGGAAACATCATTTTATGAATGGGAGTTTAATACTGATGTTATTACGCAGGATGGAACAGAAATTATAAATAAAACTATTTCATTTGACACTTTAGCTATTCCAGAGACAGGAGAGTATATTTGGGAGATGCGATTGAAAGAGGTTAGAGATGAAAGTGGTACAGATATAAAAGCAGATTATACTATTGAATATTATTTAACAAACAATTATTTAGAGTTCATTCCGGATGGTACTTTACAAGGTCAATCGGATATAAAAGAGTTCGGTAACGATAACGATGATAAATCAAGTGTTAGCTACGATGTTGACACCTATTTAGGAGATGGTCCTTCTGCCACTACAACTGGCGCATTGAGAGTGCTAAATGCAAGCGGAGAATATGTAATAAGCGATGGTTGGAAGTTTGGTAATATAGGATCGGCTAAACCTATTAGCCAGTTATTAATTAATGAGGTTATTAAAGGTCAGTTAACTCCAAGATTGCGCATGGTTGATATGCCATTTCAAAATCTTAGTTTAGATCAGCCTTATCTTCCACATTTAGCAATAGAATATTCATCTGGTTATTACGTTTTTGAGAGAGGTAGTTACGACCTTAACACTGATATTTGGAATGGTGATTTTTATAAAATAGAATACTAATGCCCAGTTATACAGAGAGAGTAATTTTGTCTAAGCCAAACGACTTTAATAACATTCCAAATAACGCTGGAAGTGGAGGAGTAGTAAGCAGCAATGTGACTGAAACAATAAATAACGTAACAGTTAACGGCAGTAATATTTCTATTTTTAATCAAGAATTTCTTGATACAACATCTGCTATATTAACATGGACACAAAATAATAATAAGTTACCTACTACAAATATATTAGCTGCTATTCACGTTTACCAAAACGGTCAGAAATTAGTAGATTCACAATATACCATTACTCAACCAAACACAATTACAATAGATAGTAATACGCATTACGATGGTTCAAATTATATTATTTTTGCAATAATTATAAACTAATGGAAGAAATTAAAGCACCTAAGAAAGAAAGAAAGTTTTTAAAATCCATTGGTCGCATTGCTGGTGTTTTAGCGCAAGAACTTGTACTTGGTTTAGGAAGAAAATACATAGGTAAAATGATAAACAAAATTAAGATTCCAAAGAAAAGAGAAACGCTATCCTTTCTCCTCCTCCTTTCCTGCACCTTTGCCTTTGCCCAGTATCCAGTAACGGGGAACAAACAGAGACTTGGTTATCAGACTACGGGAGATGGTCTTGTTTTTAGGGGAAGGTCAAACGATACAACGGCTTTAAAACCTTCTACTATTAATAATGCTTACCATTTATTTGATACAGTAAACAATGTCTTATTTAGCTATATTAAGACTAAAGGAGGATGGCAGTTTAATAATTCAGACACGGTAATTATTCAAGGTGCAACAATGCCATTTGATTCTATTACCTTTAATACGGCAAAGGATGGTACTGTAGGAGTGGGCGAAGTAGAATACAATGATTCGCAAGGCTCTTTGATTCAAGGCTTAAAAGGTGGCAATGTGACCAATGTAATAGGGCAGCAATTACACCAAAGAGTAAGCAATGTTACTGGGTCAACATTATCTAAGGGTACTGCGGTTTATTTGTCAGGTAGCCAGGGAAATAGAATAACGGCAGCCAAGGCACTTGCAACAAGCGATCCAACATCGGCAAATACATTTGGCATTGTTGCGGAAAGCATAGCAGACAATGCAAGTGGCTATGTCATTACAGAAGGATTAATTACAGGAATAAATACATCAGGATTAACAGAAGATTCTGCCGTTTACTTATCTCCAACAGTTGCAGGAGGATTAACATCAACCAAGCCACAAGCACCTAATCACGGTGTTTATATCGGTGTGTGTGTTAAAACTAATGCTGGTTCAGGAGAATTATTTGTTAAAATAAAAAATGGTTTAGAATTAGATGAATTGCATGATGTGTTAATTACATCGCCTGCAAGTAATGCAAGTTTGTATTATAAAAGTAGTGAAGGTATTTGGCGAGACACAACTGCAGCACTTTTGGTAAGCGATACATCTTCCATGCTTACAAATTATTTACGTTCAGGTGTTGCAGCTTCGACATATCAAACAAAGTTAAATGGCACTGGTTTTGTAAAAGCAAGCGGTACAACCATAACTTATGATAATTCAACTTATCTTACATCCTCAACTGGTGTTACCACTTTTTCAGCAGGTACTACTGGCTTTACACCATCCTCTGCTACATCTGGCGCAGTGACATTGGCTGGCACATTAGCAATTGCCAACGGTGGTACAGGTGCTACATCAGCATCGGCTGCAAGGACTGCTTTAGGCGCAACGGTGCGAGGTGCAAATACTTTTACTTTAACAGATATAGGAGCAATTTCATTTTTACGATACAATGCAGATAACACGGTTAGCCAAAGGGCAGCCGATGGAATGCGTAGTGATTTGGGAGGTACAACAATAGGACAATCAATGTTTACATTAACTAATCCTTCTGCTATTACTTTCCCAAGGTTTAACGCTGATAATACGGTGAGCGCATTAAGTGCTACAGATTTTAGAACTGCTATTGGCGCAGGGACAGGTAATGGAAATGGAACGGTTACAAGTGTTACGGCTGGAAGTCCTGCAAATGGATTAAGCGTTGCATCAACGACAACAACACCAGTAATTTCTATGGCTCTTGCAGGAAGTGCTACAACTGGAGTAGTTAGTGCAACAACGCAAACATTTGGAGGTACTAAAACATTTGCAGGAGATATAAATGGTAGTTCAGCTTTAAATGTTACTGGTTTTAGCACATTAACAGGCGGTGCAAGTGTAGGTACAATGGCTACAACATCATCTTTAACTCATATTCTTGGTGTGAATAGTAGTAATGCAATTGGTGAAATAGCTTTAGGTAGTGGTTTTAGTTTATCAAGCGGTACTTTAAATTTAGGAGGTTTTACATTAGTTAGTTTAGATTTTCCAAGCACAAGCGCGCAAAGTTCAAGTGATTTAACTGTATCTTATACAGGTGCTGCTACATCGCATCCAGTTATTTTAGCAGTACCTGATGGTTCTGCCCCTGCAAATACTAATTATACTGCTTGGGTATCAGCTACTAATACAGTTAAAGTTAGATTTAACAATTATAGTAGTGCCTCAGTAAATCCTTCTTCTGGCACTTTTACAATATTTGTCTTAAACTTATAACATGAAATCAATAATACTAAAACTTTTTTACCAAGGCTATGAGTTCATTGCCTTCTCTTTATGCTGCGGATGGATTGCCTCGTTTTTCATACCAATAAAAGGTTTCCTTTTATTTACAGTTGCCGTTGTTTTTGCAGACACGATTACAGGTGTCAAGGCGGCAAAGAAGAAACAAGAAATAATAAGTAGCAAAGGTCTATATCGCACAACAGAGAAAATAGTTGTTTACTTTGTTGCTATCCTCATATTTGAGGCAGCTAAAAATACTTTTTCAATTCCATTTCCAAT